AATAGGAATAATGTTAAAAGGATTTGCAATTGAACCGAGGAACCAAAAAACGGAAATTATCGGCTCTTATGAAACGACTGGAAGCTTCTAGGGATATGGAGGCTCAAAGTTACTGTTTCAATAAAGGCTATAAGATATACCCAATCCCTGAAGGATTGGATTACCGTATACAAATAGAGTATAAAGGTCAGACTAGATTAGGAGAAAAGATATATAGCAAAACTGAATGGTATGATGCTATATGGGAATTATACGATAAAATATATGAAGGAAGAAACCTATAGGCCGTTACCACCTTCCCTTACCATTAAACGCAGTAGGGTTGATGGTCTAGGTTTATTCGCTAACGAATATATAGAGGCAGAAACTTATCTTGGAATCACACATATTTTCTTGTATATGGAAGCTGAATGGATCAGAACTCCGTTAGGCGGATTTTTAAATCATAGTTCAGATCCTAATTGCTCTATAACATATAAAGATAATGAATATGGTAGAAGCAAAAGAATGTTATATACAGAGGAAGGTATAGCCGCTGGAGAAGAGCTTTTGATTTATTATTCTTTAGATGAATATAAAGATAAAATAAGTAATTTTAAGTAATGCCTAGACAGAAGCCAGAACGTAAGTATATGAAGAAGACCGATGGTCGGAAGGGCAACGGTGCAAAGCGTGGCGATGCACTTGTTCGGAAGACTATGGCTACTCCTGCCAATATAAACAAGGCTAAGAAGAACAGGTCGAAGATACTTGCTACCAATGCGATAGAAGAGGTTTATGGGTCTGAGGCTAACTTCTGGAAGATGGTCGCTGAAAAGGCACAAGACTCGCAGTACGACCGTAAGATGGTTATTGAGTACGTATACGGTAAAGCAATGGATAATCCTGATGCGCTGTCCCAAGCTAAGGACATAGACTTCTCCATCGTAAATATCTTTACAGGTTCAGAGAAGCCAAAAGAAATAGAAGACATAATCGACATTACACCTGAAGATGAACAAGAATGATTTCTTACTACGGAAGCAAAAGTAAGTTGGTTAATCTATATCCTAAACCAATACACAATAAAATAATAGAACCCTTTGCGGGTAGCGCAAGGTATTCTTTGAAATATTGGGACAGGGATGTACTTCTTATTGATAAGTATGAACCAATAATAAAAATATGGCATTGGCTTCAACAAGCAACAGTGAATGACTTAGATAGCTTACCCGTATTAAAACAAGGGGATTGTTTATTGGACTTTAATCTTTCGGAAGGTGAGAGATTATTTATGTCTTTCATAGTTAGTAATGGGGTATCAAGCCCAAGACATACCGTTACAAAAAGAGCAGCTCCTGATATTAAATACAAAATACAAACAACGAAAGACATACTTCCTAAAATAAAACATTGGGATATACGTCTTGGTGATTATATTGATATAAAAAATCAAGAAGCGACTTGGTTCATAGACCCCCCTTATTTTAAGGGTGGAGAACACTATCCTAAAGGCAGTAAGTATATAAATTATGAAGAACTAGCCTATTGGTGTAAGTCGAGACAAGGGCAAGTTATTGCCTGTGAAAATGATAATGCAAGTTGGTTGCCATTCAAACATTTAAAAGACCATTGGGGTGGTGTAAAAAGAAGTAAAGAAGTAATCTATTATCAAATATGAAAGTACCTAATTTAAACCCGAAGTATAAATCGTTTGGTAATGACTCCAGATACTTTATCACCACAGGTGGTCGAGGGTCTGGTAAGTCTTTTGCCGTTAACGTGTTCCTGTTGCTCCTAACTTACGAGAAAGGACACAAGGTACTATTTACACGGTATACGATGGTATCTGCATCTTCATCGATTATACCTGAGTTCATTGAGAAGTTAGAACTTATGGGAGTTGTCGAGGACTTTCGCATAACGAAGGACGAGATAACAAATATCAAGACAGGCTCATCGATTATGTTCAAGGGGATACGCACCGCCTCAGGGAATCAGACAGCATCACTCAAATCGTTAAACGCAATAACCACCTTTGTCCTGGATGAGGCTGAAGAGCTGATAGACGAGGACACATTCGATAAGATTGATCAGTCTGTTAGGGTCAAGACTAAGCCCAATAGAGTTATACTGATACTTAACCCAACCACTAAAGAACACTGGATCTGGGGGCGTTTCTACGCCAACAGAGACATTCCCGAGGGCTTCAACGGTATTAAGTCAGGGATTACATATATACATACGACATACTTAGATAACACTGATAACTTGTCGCAGTCGTTCCTAAATCAGATAGCAGAGATTAGAAGACGTAGGCCTGAGAAGTACACACACCAGATACTTGGTGGATGGATGGAAAAGCAAGAGGGTGTTATATTTACCAATTGGAGAGTAGGAGAGTTTAACGATAACTATGAGACTATCTTCGGACAGGATTTCGGTTTCTCTGTTGACCCCACTACACTTGTGAAGCTGGCCATCGACAAAGGTAACAAGCGGATATTCCTTAAGGTAATGTATGCTAGGACAGGAATGTCTACTACACAAATAGCAGACTTTAATATTCGTTATGCAGGTCCGCACCTCATAGTGTCGGACTCTGCAGAACCACGACTGATTAAGGAGATTAAGCTGAAGGGATGTAACATTACCCCAACCGTTAAACGCAGTGGGTCTATCTTGTCGGGAATAGCACTGCTCCAGGATTATGACTTAATAGTTGACCCAGACTCCACAGAACTGATTAAAGAGCTTAATAATTACGTGTGGGCTACTAAGGGTCAGACAAAGCCTGTAGATAAATGGAACCACTGTATTGATGCTATCCGCTACGCTGCTCAGTACGTTCTAGTAAATCGCACAAAAGGTTCTTATACTATTAGGTAGTTTAAAATATTTTTGTATATTTGTTCTGTCGAGAGACAAGTATTATTTTTTTCATTTTTATTATTCTTGTAGGTAATATCCCCCATCTTGGGGGATTTATCGTTAAACGCAGTAGGGTTACTCTTAAACGCAGTAGGGTTTTGCCAAACTTGACAAACTTGCCACCTGCCATTTCTTAACGTTAGCTTAACATTAGATTCTCCAGGGCTTTGTATGTTTGTACCATAATCTTAAAACAAAAGATATGGTAATGGTATATGAAATACATAAATTAACAAACTCACAACTGTTCGGTGAATTAGAAGATTCACTTATGTTGTCAACAGAATTGTTAAGGGAAATTAAAAATAGGGGATTATCTCCTGAAACATTAACAGGGGCATCAGCATGCTGATGCCTATATAAAACAAAAGATATGGCAACAAGATGCACAATTAAAATAGAAGGCGTAAACTACGCTAAAATATATAAACACTGGGACGGATATCCAGAAGGTATGTCTTCCTGGTTAGAAGAGTTTAATACTAACTTTAATAAAGAGAGGGGTAATAATCCAGAGTATAAGTTCGCTCAATGTTTAAGATTTTCAGAGAGAGAAGGGAATAGATTCAACTTAGATATGAGTGCATATACAGGGTGGGGTGTTATTCCTTTTGATGATGACTGTTTTGCCGAGTACGAATATACACTAACAGATAAAAAAGTTAAATTAAAAAAACTATAATGAGTAAACCGACACTAAAGCAAATTCTTGAGGCTAAGGGATTCAGCCCACAGGATGCTAAGACAACCGCAGAGCTTGCAAAGCTCGCCACAGAATCCCCTAATATAACAAAAGATGGTATAACATTTAAAATCACTATATAATGACTTGGATACTAACAGCACCACAAACAAAGGTGGATAAACTAAAAGAAGCCACTAAAGGTGGTAAAATCTTCAGTGCTACATTCGAAAAGAAGGATGGTACTATCAGAACGATTAACTGCAGAAGAGCAGTTAAAAAAGGTGTGACGGGCAAAGGTATGTCCTTTGACCCAGCATCAAGAGGATTAATGGTCGTATACGATATGCAGAAGCAATCGTTTAAGATGATTAATTTAAACACGCTCATCGAAGCAAAAGTAAACGGTAAAACAATTAAATTTATATAAGATGAGTAAAGAACTATTTATATTAAAGACAACAGAATTGTATACCTCTCCAGGAGTTGTACATATACAATCAATAGGATTCGAACCTGAAGATTCTGCATATATAGAGTTTGACGCAAGATCGTTATTGGAAGACATTCCGTCTCTATATAGAATGGCCAAGCAGGCTGTAGAACAAGAAGAGGCTCACGAACTAAATAAGTACGTGGACTTTAAGAAGGAGCTTGCCAGCGATTACAAAGGCAAGCGTGGCAGAAAATCTTTAATCGAATAATATGGATGATGAGACACTTAAATTGGTAGAGGACTGCAGGGATTTGTTTAGAGATATAAATTCCCGCTTAGCTCCAAAAGACAGCTCAAAGAAGCTAATAGAAAAACAGATACACGAACTAAATAAATTAATGGATAATGAACTATCATAAAATTAGAAAACTGCAGAAGGAGAATGGCTTTGATAACATTCAACGCCTAATAGATAACGGATCAGTATGGCACCTGGAAGGTAGAATGGGAAGGCACGCAATGGGTTTATTACAATCTGGAGCTTGTATGCTATCCAAGCAAAGCCACAAGGATACGTAT